TCAATCCTCCTCATATCTAACATATCTTACAATCACATGCACTTCCTTGTTTGCTACTCCGGATGTTAATCCTGAATATCCTATCCGTATAAGCTTCTGCTCTTCATCTATATATGCACATGCCCTTACTTCCAAACCTTCTATTACACTATTAAACTGCAACGGATATTTTACGTCTCCGTCCTTAATAAATCCGGAAATCTCACATATTGCACCAATAGTATTGTCTTCTTCACGATAATCAATCAGTTCCAATATATCTATAGGATAATTAACTGCACTTACAATTCCTAACACATCACTTCCTACGGTATATATCTTCTGGTACATATTCATTCCTAAATATGTACCTATCTGTTTTTCGGCATCATCTACATTTACATAATTTTTCATATGCTCATTGACTTTATCAATATCTTTTATCGACTTGTTATTTTCTTCAATTCTCGCATCCTGCTCAAATAATGCCTTGTCCATATGATTCAGGTTTTCTGCATTAAGCGGAGTATTTGTTGATGGGCTGTCTTCCCAGTTTATTCTTTTATATGACATATCTTTTTCCTCTTCTATATTTTTATTATTTTATTACTTCGTTATAAAGGACTAGTCTGTAATATAATCAAACCCTTTTAGTTAGTGCGTATACGTTTTAGCATATACGTACTGTTTTTACGTATTACTATAAAGTCTATAATATCATCAGGAGCCATTGTTATTGCTTCGTAAAAACGCATACCCATACGACTATTATTATTATTAGTTTTATAAATTTCATCGTCTACTTGTATATCTGCACCGTTAGGGGCGTACAATGTAAAGCGTGTACCTACACCCCAACCAAATGAGGTGCCGTTTAAGGTTAAGGTTAAATTTACCCTACCTTCGGAGGTTGTACTTATTTCTCCGTAATATAATTCCTTAGATATACTCGCTTTATTTACAAACGAGTACATGGCATTATTATATATACAAAACCCTGCTTCTGCAGAAAGTACTTGGTTTCTGTATGCATTTCCTAATTGTGTATAATCCGAAGGCAAGCTATGCAACAATGTTCCTTTTACATAAGCTGCTTTTTCTTCAGCAGTCATGTGTGCATCAGTATCTTCTGTGTGCCTACTAAAGTTAAGCCCTAAAGTCTTAAGTGCCTGTGCACGGTTTATTAAAACATATATGGCATTATTAATCTTGCTTAACATTTTATCAAAGCGTTCTCCAGGTACTATACGCTCTAATGTACTACTAGGCGTAATCTTCTGCATTTCGTGCTGACCTGCAGCATCTTCTCCTATGCCGTTTATAAAGTTCTCGTCGAACACATAACTATTAAGTGTACCTGCATTTATACAAGAAAGCTCTGCTTTAATGCACGCTCCCTGTACAGGTGCTTTAAAGATTATTCCTGTTCCCCAAGCAAACATACACTCAAGTGTGTTTGTGTTTCGATTATATTCTGCAATCGTATTGCCATCTATAGTGTACGTTGCACGACTTGATAAGTCTAATTCAACCTTGTCTCCTACTTTAGTACCTATGAACTCTACAGCTGTTATTTTTGCTGTCGTACTATTCGGAGATACTCTTACTATCTTAACTGCTCTTAATCCTCCATGAGCCGCTTCTGGTAGATCTAAAACATATGTTGTCTGTGAATTTGTTCCTGAAGGACTTGCTGTATCTATATCATGCTGTCCTGCCGCAACCTGCCCTTTTGCATCTGTAACATCTTCATCAAACAAGAAGAAGTTAACTGTATTTGCATTTGATAATGTTACTTTAACCTGCGTGTATGGAACTTCCCCTTCAGGCGCCCACAGAATAATAGAACCGTACCCATCAAACGATACATCAAGACTATTTGTATTTTGGGTATACACTGCACTTGCTGTGTTATCAAACGAATATGATTCTGAATTTGTTAAATCAACTTTATTATTAACTGTTACTAAAGGTGTGAAGTTAACAGAACTAATACTTGCAGTAGCTGTGCCATCAAGAGAGATAAGTTTAACTGCATTAATACACTTGCCTACTGCATCCCATGAATTAATGCTCTCTGCAGTATTAAATGTAGTATTAAGCTGGTCATTAGGCACCTTGCCATTGTTGTCCAGAGAGGCTAACCCGTTTAATATCCCTTTAGTTTTTAAAACTTTTTCTACTGCTTTTGATGCTGCATACGCGCATGCCTCTTTAATTTCCATTAATTTTTTCATTTTATCACCCCTCATGATATATTGTTAAAAGCTTCTGTTATTGCTTCATCAAGTTCTTCTTTATCAATAACCATTGACTTTGCCAGTTTTTCCACCTGCTCAGCATATTCAATAGTCTTTTTAAGATTAGCATCACTCTCTTCTATAATTGCCTTCAGAAGCTTATATTCATTTGTTGATTCAACTACATCTTCATCAAATAATTTTTCATATACATGTATGTAAAATGTCGCTGATGCAATTTCCTCATCATTTGAGCCAAATAATACAAGCTCACACTTCACATCTCCTTCAACACATATACTCTGCCCGGTTATTGTATACTGGATCTCGTTATCCTTAATTACACAATCATTATAGAAATGCTTATTATCAGGCTTAATTCCTATAATTGCCGCTATTTTTACGTTATCGAGATTATATACAACGCCTTCCTGTGTCAGGGTGAAATGTATTTTTCTTGTATTAGAGTCATTTTTCTTAACACTGATACTTATTCTTTCTAACGGTTTATCAAGTGCTATCTTTACTTTATTTATTATATCTCTCACGTTCTTCACTCTCCCTTTTACTTATGATACAAAAAAGTGGGAGTTTAATTCTCCCACTTTTCCGAATTATTTTTCTGCTTCTTTTGCCAGTGCTTTTTCAATGGTTTTTAAATCATTTTCCGTGTATATTTCAACCTTATCTATTTTAAGCTGTTTAATAAGTTCTCCGTACTCCTTACGTTCTGTTTCGGTCATATCTTTATACACCTTGCTTAAGGACTGCTTTACCTTTGTACGAGTTTTCTTAAATGCCTCATACTTATCAGGTTCCGAAAGAAGAACATCCTGGTATATTTCATTCAGAATATTATTTGCTTCCTGAATATCCTTATTTTCAAGTACCGTTGCAATATCACTTGATTTATATATGGAAGCATCCTTTTTATTTTCTTCCTTCTTAACATCTTCCTCTTCTTTTGGCTTATTAAGCTTTGTTGTCGCTGAATTAACCTTTTTCATTATCTCATCTACAGTATAGCCTTCTGCCTGGAGTGCAGCCACTGTCTTTCTGTAGGAATCCATATCACCGGCAACACGATATTCTGCTGCTTCCCTTACCTGTTCATCAAAAGTATTTACACCCAGAATGTCATATTTTGCTGTATTATAGATACTCTCTATCTCTCTATAAGCATTACCTATCGATATTCCTGTAGTCTGAGACACAGCTTTTGCACAAAGTTTCATAATCTCAACACCGGATTTCTTGGAATTTCCATTTATGTATTTATATATTTCCGTACAGCTCTTCATGATACTCTCAGCCCACGCAACTTCCATTCTGTTTGCAGATATTCCGCTTCCAGTAACAGCTTTTACTGTATTTGAAAGGTCCTTTACATAAGGAACAAGGTTTAATGGATTTGCATTGTCTCTAAAGTTCTTGACAAAATTCTCTTCATATCTCTTGTAAAATTCCTTCTCTTTTTCCTCATCATCATATGCAAGCCCTCTCATTGAGTCAAAGACAGATATTAATGCGGCGTTTACAGTAGTTGTTACCAGAAAAGTTGCCGTAGCTCTCGCTATCTTATCTTTCTCACCTGTCACTAAAGATGAACGAAGCATATTATAAGTTTTCGTAGGCTCTGCCATGAATGCTGATATGTACTTTGATATTCCTTTATCGTTTTTCATGAACTGTGATTTTGAAAATACAGTATCTACAACCTGAGTTTCATCTATGATGTTATCAAATCTTTCCCTTACCTTATCCATGTATTCTTTTGATTTAACATCAATATCTGTCTTATCTGCTATTTCAAGCTTGACAGCATTCCAGATTGCTCCCCAGGTAAGCTCATCAGCCTTACCCACAAGCCACATACTGTAATCAATCGTTTTATCCTTAATACTTTTCTGATGAGTAATCAAGGATTTTATGGACTGTCCAATGCCGGTGTCGTAATATCCGTTTGATTTCCACCATGCAAGGGATGAGTTTTCTTTTGCTTCCTTAATTGACGGTTTCATTCCGAGAGCCTTTGTAAGATACTTTGGACTGATCATGTTGGCCGCCCTTATGTATGCTGTTGGCTGCTGTACAACTACTCTGAGATTTGCTCCGACTGCTGCCACCTTATAATTTCCTATGGCCTTATTTACAAGCCCTGTAGCAGTGCTTTTTGATGAATCATTGTTTATATCCAACATCAGGTTCATAAAATAATTCTTGTACTGCTTTCCATATGCTCTTTCAATCTGCTCCTTAACACTTGTAAATTCATCCCCGGTCATATATTTGTAGTTGTACCATTTCATTGCATCCATTATAGGTGCTGACATTCCGTGATAATTAGCCATATCCACTACATGATCAGTGAATACATCAAATATATCTCTTACAATAAGACCTGTATTGGCATCCTTAACAAGATTCTTTGTCATACCGGTGTTGATTATGGCATATACATTAGAACTCTGTATACCATCTGCTTTATCCGTCTTTCCTGCATTATCATATGTCTTTATTGGGAAATAGTTTTTCTCCAAAAATTTCTTATATCCATACATTTTCATGGATGTTTCATTTCCCTGATTCGCACATTCATTTGCAAGATAACTCTGCAGCGCATCTGCAAAGTTCTTTTCCTTTTCGGTAAGCACACTTGTAATATGATTAAGTGCACCTTCCGTAAGTTTAACCGCCTCTGCCTGCTCTATGTCTTTTGTGCCGGTCCTTATTGTATCAGGACGTATTCCAACACCAAACATATGCCCTCTTGCCTGTTCTCTTTTACCAAGTTCATAAAGAGACATTATCTGCGCTGTTGTAAGTTCTATCTCTTTTCCAAGAATATCGAACTTATGACGCTTTGCTTTAGAGCCTGTCCACTCGTCACGTTCTTTCTGGGATATATCAAGCTTCTTATATATGCTTTCCGTATATTCTCCGGATTTCTTTATATCGTAAACTCTCTGTTTCCATCCGTCATACAGTTCCTCATATATACTCTGTCCGTTCTCGCCAATCATTTTGAAGAAACTTGCTGCATCAAGCATATCCGTATTAAGAAGTTTATCAATCTCAGCAAGTCCCCTCAACTGGTCTTTCTTCTTATCTTTATGCTTTTTAAGTTCTTCTATGGTCTGATATCCTAACTTTTCTGCAGACTCGCTTCTCTTATTGGCGAACATTCTGTTTGCATTGGCTATTCCCATTCGCAATGAGCGCACTACGATATAAAGTTCTTCAAGCTGCGCCATGTTCATGTCTGTTAATTTCTTCCCTTTATTCTTATCAACAAATTCATTCATTCTATGTATAAGGTCAGGATCAAAATTAACCTCTGTGTCACTTGCCACTACTCTTCCAAGTTCATTCATGCGGTCTATCCACTGTTTTGTGTTAAAACTTGCCGGATCCGCCTGTGCGGATATAAAATCTATCGACATTAAGAATGATTTTAAAGGTGCCTTAAGTCCTTCAGGTATGTTTCTTGTATTTGTAGGCTTATTCATTATCGATATGAGACTGGAAGCATTATTCTTGATGTTTTTACGAAGAACTGTCATCTGCTTTCTGCGTTTGTTTTCTTCGTAACGTTTCTTTATGTACTCTATATCATGTTCTGCATTTGCCTTTGACTCTCTTGCTATTACCTGGCGGAGTGATTCTGCTGCCTCCATCTGAATTAATCTCTTATCATTGTATGCTATCTTCTTATCTATGGCATCAATCTCTTTCTTAATCCTGTCTCTCTCTGCAGATGTCTCCACTTCTTTCATCTGACGCACTTTTTCTCTACGAAGCTTCTCCTGCATGTCAAGCGCACCAATGATTTTCTGATAACTTTCAAGATTTCTTCTTTCACTTGCGTTTTTAGTTGCGCTCATAAGTGCATCTGCAAGAATTTCACGGTTGGAACGTGTATCTCCACGGTAAGAATATCGTATATCTTCATTCTCTGTTGGATTAGTATTGTCTACATACTTAATCTGTTCCGGATAAAATGTTACATATGCATTGCCACGATCATACACACTTCCATCAGAAAGCAAATCTCCACCTTCATTTATTACAATTCCGTCATAATCATATCCGTTTTCATCAAGGAACTCTTTCAAATTATCAGCTTCAACCCAGTCAATACCATCTTTTATTGTATTTTCAATTTCACTTATACTTATATATGGATTTATTCCTGCAGCATATCCGCCTTTTATATATTCATTAATATATATATCCCTTGTCTTTTTATCAGATATATCAAATGGTTTTTTTATGTTCAGATATACCTCATATGTGTCTTTCTTGATATCATGCTCGGTTTTTCTGCTTCTGCTGCTTGCTGATGGATTGTGATATCTGTCTGCATATTCCTTTTTCGGTGTAAAAAATGTCAAATCACTCTTAAACACTGTAAACCCACCATAAGGTGTACCATGATACATTGTAAGCAGATTTCCTTCCTCATCACGCACCTTCGAGTTCTTAAAATACTCTTCCTGCTCTGAAGTAAGTTCTCTTCCGGTGTTGTCTCTTAAGGAAAACTTTTTATTGATGTCTTTATTTTTTCCATACCTTTCTATATATGTTTTGTTGATTAAATTAGTATCTGCCTTTATTCCTTTTTTTGCATATTCCAGTTTAATATCTTCTTTCTTTTTCACTTCATCTGCAATAGGTATCTGTTCCTCATCAAGCATTTGTTCCGGGATATACTGTAAAAATCCTGTTCTTGTACTCTTGACATGTCTAATAACATCCTGTACACTTATTTCAAAAGGAAATGGATGAGATGTAGGCACTTCATTAGAAGTCTCTATGTCAATGATCCCATTTCCTTTTTTTATTTCATTCAATGAGACCTCAACATATATATTATTGTCGTTATTATACCTTTCTTTTGCGATTATCTCTACAGGTACAATTAAACCATCCTTTTTATAGGCAGATAACATGACATACACATTCTTTAATCCTTTATCTTCACGTATTGTACCCTTATATTTATCACCACGTATCATAATAGGAACGGCATTTTTTATTAATTCTTCCGCATTCTTTATCATAAAAACAACATCTTCATTGGCTTTTGGATTCTGATCTATTTTATTAACCATCTCACTTATTGTTCCTTTAGAATATCCGAACACCAATCCTAACTTATTATAATTCTTATACACTCCAAACTTTTCACCAATACTTTTATATAAAGATTCGTTTTTATATGGCGGCATATTCAACAAATTATCAATGTCCTTTATTCCCTTAAGATTTTTCATCTCCTTATCAATATCGATATTTCCATCAATAACCTTTATCTTAGAATCCTTTAATATTTTATATCTTTCCTCATCCTTCATGCCCTTTTCTATGTCATTCATATCATTTCTGTATAAAAAAACATTATCTGCATTCGAGGATTTTGTTTCCACATCTGATTTTTGTGCCTTGACAGTCATATCGTTTGATGTTACTTTAACATCAGAGATAGACTCAACTTCGTCACGGACGTTCTTGACAGGGCTTGTAGCATTGTCAGCTTGAGATATCTCTTTTTCATTATGTATATATGCACTTATTACAACTATTCTGTTTTCTTTTTTCTTAACAGGAACTGCCTCTATTACATAATATGTATAATCTCCAAGTTTTGCAGATATCTCTATTACTTCCGAATGAGTTCCGTCACTGTTTCTATAAGTTTTATTTTGACGTTTTCCCCTTTTAACATAATCATAATTATTTACAACATAATCAATTATTCCAATATTAGAATTATCTGACATAGTATGATCTGCTTTTCCCGCTTTACCATGTCTATTAATAATATGCTGTATCTCGTTTTTATGAATTACATTTTTACACTTTCCATCAATTTTAATATTTAGTACTTCAGCAATATCATCTGTTAATTTTTTAGGTATTGTTTCAGAAATAGTATATGATTCATTCCAGTTAACTTCTCCATTTTCTACCCTTGTCATAAAGTCAACAAGTTTCTCATCTATATATTTTGCAAACTCAGAATCCCTTACAGAATATATATTCTCATCACTCTCAACCTTACTTTCCGCACTCTTTCCGGCTTCCTTTGACTTCTTCGCGCTATCCACCAACGCATCATCCCACAGCTTCTGAATCTCTGTCCAGTCATCAAGAAGCTCACTCATGCGCTTATGCTCTATGCTTCCGGAACGAAGTCCCTCAAATGCCTTTTTGATATCACTTACAATTCTATCAATGACAAGCTTAATTCTCTGGAACATATCAGGATCTTCTTTTGCCATTCTTTCAATAGCATTTGTGTCCTTAAGCATCTTTTCACATGCATTGGCTGTCACTTCATCCATTGCTTCTTCATATGTAATGGTCATTCCGTTTGCTTTTGCAAGTCTTATCTCTTCCTGCACCATCATTTCTATGCTTCCATCAGTCTCAAACTGTTCAATCACATAATCCTGAAGAGCTTTATATTTTTCTGGCGACCATTCTTTAATCGAATGAGTAATCTCATGTGATGCTGTTCTGAGCATAGCAGTTTCACCTATATTGCCGGAATTAACGTCAATATAGATTGTATTATTTGCCTTGTTGTACCATCCGTTTGGAGCTGTAATCTTTCCATTAACAGCTGTTGATTCATAAAGTACAATATCCTGTCCTGATACTTCTGCAAATGTTCTGAGCGCCATAATAGAGCTTTTCTGACGATCGTTAAGATCCTTTATCTTATTTGGTACCTTCATTCCCTCTTCAAGCTCTGATTCTGATATATAACGGAGTACACCTGTAGCTCTGTTTGTTTTATTAGATACATTCTGCTGCGCTTCTGCAGTAAATATATCCCTGTCATGCTTTCCTGTATCATAAGCAAGCTTCTTCTGTGCATCCGTCAAATCATTCTTAAATGTAGCGTTCTGTTCTGCAGTTTCAAACTTCATTCCGGCGCGGCCATATGAATAATATTTTGCAAATGCGCTCTTATATGTAACATCATCCACAATGGCACTTCCACGTGTTGAGTTCATAACTTCTCTTGCACTGTCTGAAAATTTATCTATAGTCTTTGAAAGTACATCTTCGTCCATCTGCTCCAAGATGCTTCTTGTCTCTGCTATTGCTTCATTTCCTATCTCGGCTACATATCCGTCAAGTGATTCAAGTTCCGGGCTTATATCTCCTGACTTAACCGATTCATTAACAATATCTCCTATATGCCTGTCCACTTCAACCTTAAGCTTACCTGCATTGATATCTGTAGGATTATTGCGATATTCCTCAACAACATCACTTAACACATCTACTTTTCCGGCATAATCCACAAGCTGTTCTACTTTTTCAGCCGTCATGTCACTTCCAATTTTCTGATATGCATTTTCCATTATTGCAGAAGAAATGTTTTCCCCGCCACCAAGCAAACCACCGCTAAGAGCACCGACAAAACCTGAGTAAAGTGCTTCTTTTGTTACAAGCTTAAACTCATTATTTTCTCCAAGTGTCAGATTACGCACCATAGGATCAATAATCTCCTGCAGATATTCCTCTGCGCCCTCTGCTGCCATTGATACACCTGTGTTAAGAACCACCTTACCTAATGTAGATTTCACCTTTGAACTTATCAGATCCTTTGTTATTCCTGTAGCTTTGCCGCCAAATGAACTTACACCACCGAGAAGATACTGTAATACACTTTCTTTTATACCAGCGCCCCAACCATATGCCATTGCATCTTCGTATGACGCACCGTCTCTCCATGCCGTATTCGCAGAACGCGCACCTACATTTATTCCAAACGAAGCTGTTGAAGCCAACGGTCCTGCCTTCGATGCTATATCTGCAGCTTTTTTTGCCTTAGATGCTACATTTACTCCTTTAGATGCTATGCCTGCTAAATTACCTATTGATGCATTTAAGGCCATTGATGGCACCATTTCTCCTGCAGATCTTCCTACATCATATAATGCCGTTGCCATCACACCCTTACTTTCTAAATCCCCACGAATTAACGAATCAAGATATTCATTTTTTGATGTTGGAAGCGCCTTTTCTCCAGCAATATTGTTTATTAATGCCTTAACACCTTCTTCGACATTTTTCAAACCGATCTCTGGCCCATAAAGAATTTCTAAAACAGTATTCCCCTTGACCGGAGCAAATGAATATTCTGCACTACGATTATTCAATGTTCCTGCCAGATAATCCATATAATCATCTGCAGCTTTTTGACCTTCCTTTTTGAGGATATATGAATAGATTTTGTTTTCCTTATCATTCATAAAAGTACTTGGTTTTGGATATTGTGTTTCCTTAATATGTTCTGGTGTATTATACATCGCACCATCAAAATTATATTTATCTACTTTTTTTACACTCTTCTCAGCTGCTTCCATTCCTTCAGCTGATACTTTTTCAAAATCATCCTTCAGCAGATAACTTTCATAATATTCTTTCTGCTTTCTTAATTCATACTCTTTGTCCAACTCAGCAAGCCTATCACTCAAAGATGCTATTTTTTCGTTTGCTTTTTTCATTTTTGTTGAATTATCTATTTCATCTTCAGACGGAAATTTATTTTCTTTTTTTGCGTTCATATTTCCGGTATTCTTAAACAACTTAACAAACTGCTTCTGCTGATTTTTAATTTCATTTCTAACCTGTGCACGTTCTTTATCTATATCTTCGCTCGTTTTTGCATACTCTGCATATTCACGAATCCATTTATCTTCATCTTCGTTTATTTTTAATCCTGCTGCCTTCTTTTTATCATTCTCTGCAGCAATGGCATTTAACTCATCATATGTCTTGCCACCATACTTAACCATGTTAAAAGCATTGTCATATTCTGATTTGTTTTTGAACTGATTGGCAAAATCATTTGATGCTCTATTACGGTTCATCAGGTTTTCACGATCTCTCTTATTAGCACTTATGTATTCGTTTGCCTGGCTTAATATATTCTCTTTGTCCTCTCTCCTTGCATAGCTTTCCTCTATGTCAGAGCGCACTTTCTCTTCATTTCTTCTAAGCCCCGTATTCATGGAGTTTAAATTTCTATTAAAGATATATCTGGTTGCAGCGTCCACATATTTACCATTTAAGGGATTAATAAACTGCTCCTGACTCTGCATCATTTTTGTTCTTGTATTCATATTTGCAAGGTTCTCGGTAGTTTTAGAAGCAAGGTCACGTGCCCTTGCTTCCTGTACTGCTTTATATCTGTCATAAGATGACTTTTTCTCTTCCTGCTTTTTGCCTGCTTTTTCTTCTCTCTGTTTCTTTATTTTTAAATATTCATCGTAATTACTCATAACATCCTCCTAAGCCTTAGGAACTGGTGCTCCTGTAATATTACCAATCCATCTTGCATCGTCTTCTTCTATATCTCCTGAACGTACCAATTCATCAAGATAATTCCATGCATCATTTATTGCTTTTTCATCATATGTGCCTGTTTCACTGTCATATCTTGCAGCCATTTTATCTTTAAAGGTCTTTAATGCTTCTTGTACTTCGCTTTCAGATGTTTTGGTTCCGCTTAAATTGTTTACAGTAGTTGATTTAGCTCCCTTTGCATTTGACACGGTACTCTGACTATCTCTTGATGTTGTACTTGTGTTTTCAACATTCTTTGACTTACTTCCGGACTTTTCTTTAACAGTGTTATTACTCTTTTCCTTAGTTACATCTCTTGCCTCAAGCTCTGTCCTGTAACCAAGCAGTTTCATCATATTCTCATATTTGTTCTGCTGCGTTGTTACATCAAAATTGCGCTCTGAATCATACGCATTTCCGTAATAATCTCTGTCAGCCACTAAGTTATCTCTTTCGTCACTCCACTGACCATATGCTCTGTCTTCCTGCTCTCCAATAGCACCGTATCTGTCATAGAGATTCTGTGTTTCCATATTGTATCTGTCGAGTGCTAACTGATATAATTCAGGTATTTTGTTGTTAAGCTCCGTCATGTATGCTTCGTTTGCCTGATTTGCCGCACTTGTTGCATATGAATTACCATACCCTCCGGTTAAAGCTGATGCGGCGGCGGCCGCGTTCTGTGCTGCCTCTCTACCCTGCTGTTCATAACTGTCTTTGTAGTTCTGATATAATGCATCTGCATTAAAATCATAATTAAATGATTTTCTGTTCAATATGTCATTAAGAGTTTTTTCAAGCGCAGGCTGATAATGCGAATTATACTTACCATAATTACTTAAGGCCTGTTCCGCTGCAGCTTTTTGTGCTTCGGCTTTCTCTACACTCTGAGATGGTGTATAACCTGTCTGAGAATACACTTCATTCTGCAGTGCCAGTGTTTCAGGTGACAACTTTGACAAATCCTTATATGACGTTGATTTCCCACTTGATTTCTGGGAAGTATTAGACCATGAATTATTTTTCTGTGTCTGTTTATTCTTCTGATTTACCTGACTTGTTGATGATGTACTGCTTTTTGATATCTGCCTTGCCATTATTTCTTATCCTCCTGTACCCTTATGTATGCTTTTAACGAGATTCCATTGATATTTATATCATTAGGTAACATTAACCATGTTCCATATGTCATTCCGGCATTTTTACTTACATCTTTTCTTAAAATAATTGTCCCTTCCGGAAGTGTATTTTCTTCTTTTTTCGGTTCTGTATCTTCACAAAGCTCTGATACAACCTTAATAAGTGCATTTATTTTTTGACTGTCCGTTTTTCCGTACATTACTGGCATTTTAGTTTTCATGGCTCACTCCCCATTTCTATACATTTTGATATCGAATATAATCTGAACTGTCCTGTTCCTCGAAGTCTAAACTTCATATGATCACAACGTCTTACTTTTATCGGAATGGTTATAGAACTCTTCCCGGTATCATTTATATCTAATATAGGCTCCCAAACTCCGTCAGAATCATACTGGATATCCATTTTGAATATTCCCTCTGTCTTTACCCTTACGACTATCTTTGATATATACTTACTGTCCGGATATTCGGTTCCCATATCCCCTGTTTCACATGACCATTCTATGTTTTCCTCATATTCATCATTTATTATCTGTCCGGGATATATCATTCCTGGATATAATTCCGTTCTTTTCTTTCCCACATAGAAATACATTCCGGGATATAATCCTTTGCCTTTTCCCTGCGTTCTGACAATATTTAAACTGTCCTCATTCATGTAGTAAAGCATCCCTGCAGCGCCGGCAAAGAATCTTATATCTTCATCATCTTCGCGGTTCCATATACCTTTTGATGTGTCATACACAAACAAATGACGATTACCGTTCACATCCTGCATTGATACATAGTATTTATTTAAAGTAACGCCTGCCACGGCATTACGATATCTTTCATTTCCCAAATCTGCCGATATACTTGTAGGAAGTGTGCCGTCATACGCACATATTCCGTCTTTAGATTTGTAATACAAAATCTCATTCAGCACTGCCAGCGACTTCTCAGAGCCTTTTTCTACACCACGGCAATATATTTCAGTCTTCGTAAAATTTGATGGCTCTGTGCCGTAAATTTTAATCACACAGCCCTCTTTGAAGAATAAAACATTTCCCATGTGCGCTATAGCCCCGGTAAAATCTCCGTATGAACCCACCGTTACCGCATATGAATCTGATACAAGACCTGCATAAGCTCTCCAGTTTGTCGGATCTCCTAATTTTGATGCGTATATCTCATGATTTTTTGAAGAACATCCCCATAATCTATTGTTTAATTCACACACAAAATCCATATCAGGTGCTGTTCTGTCGATATTAATAACATCTTCCTGTTCAAACTGATTAACTGCAGAACCAATAACCATATATCCGTTCTCGCAGGAATACAAACTGAAGTCTCCGTTTAAGCTTTCTTCCAAAAAGCCTTCAAATGTTACAGTATCGCCTTCCTCAAAACCATCCGTAAACTGTTCGTTTATTTCTCCATCTATATGTTCTGATATCCTTACATAAGCTGTTGGTACCGATAACCACATGCCATATGTATTAGACCACTGTTTTAACACTCCCTCATCAAGCCAGTATGCACCGTCAACATGTGCCGGTTCGTACTCGCTGTATTCAATACTGCTGCCATTAAGTGTGCTTGGTTCTACCTTAATAATCCCTTTACTCTGATAATGCGCTTCCATATCAAAGTAGTTCCCTGTCTCGGTATTTAATATGATTTTGTCCGGGAATATACACAAATACGCTCCCATTGATACCATTGTCTTTTCAGAATCACTCACATCGCATATTTTCGTTGAATTATAATAAAACTCTGTTCCATCCACATATGCCAATTTATCCGTGTATGTTAATCCGTTTGGTTTGTTAATCTCTTTAACGAACTCTCTTCGGTTTCTTGCGGATAAAACCGGATAATTATCAGCTGATAAATTAGTCATTTCAAAAAACTGACCGTCCTTTATAGCCTCGGTGTGATTATATCCGCCAAACACTTCTATAATGTCTTTGCTCTGCTCAATATAATTGATTTCCGGCAACATCATTATCTCCTCCCAAACTTCCCATCTGACACCTGCGGATGTGTCCTGTACCAGTAATTTTCAAAATCATTCATTGTATTGTTATACATAATCATTGAATTGTTGTATCTTGCTGTTTCCCCATTGTTATAATCGATCATGGCCGATATATAATGTGTATATATTCCTGAAAACTCATCAGGAAGTAATAACTCATAGTCAGCATCACTCTCTATAGTAAGATGCGGCTTTTTAGTATTTTCTGAACCTTTTCTAAGCTTCATTATTCTGTAAACAGCATTTTCAACCTCGTTTAACCATATTATCTTGACACCATCATCTATCATGTTTGGTTTAACTGTATCTACATTTGATATAACTTCCTGTATTGTCATTTTCTCCTCCAAATAAAACAGGTGGTGACACCTGCCACCACCCTAAAAAACACTGTTGATTTATTTTATTGAATCTGTCTTTGATTCATACTCACTCTCTGTTGCTGCTATTAATGTTGCAGTCATAAGGTCCGCTTCCTCAGAACGTCTGATTACTTCTTCAACCGCCTTTGGAATCTCAACCTCAACGCCTCTTTTAATCTGGAATGTTCTTCCGTTTACACTGACGAACAAATCATCCTTGTATTTGTCATTGTCCTTAAAAAGACGGATTTTAACCATTTCCTTCATATAATTCTTCATTGCAGGTTTCCCTTCTACAGCTGTTTCTACTGCAGGTGCTTCTACTGCAGGTGCTTCTACTGCAGGTGCCGAATTACTATTTCTTGCCATCTTGTTACCTCCTATTATATCGGTGGTTTGATGTTATCGCCCCACCTTAAATTATTAGTTAGCTACTGCCATATCAGAGAATGCAGAACCGCTTTCGATTCTTACCATATACTGCTCGCAGAGTCTCTTAGCAACATGTGTTGCTTTCCAACCTGCAGAACTTCTCTGATCAAGCGGATCATCTCCATATCCTAACTGCTTAAGGATATGCTTAAGGCCTCCGCCTGCAACCTTTGTCTTACCATATGCATGAGCACCAAGAATAAGAGTGCTAAATACCTTTGCTCCGTCTGCTCCGCCCTCGCTAATCTTTGCTTCTGAAGATTCAACGAATCGAACATTACCGATTTTGCCGATTTCTCCCTCAAAGATGTTCTCAGGTGATGCATATTTGTGAACATCAATCCACTGGTCGCTGGCCATAAGGTCATATGCAACATATGGATGTACAATTCCCACATAAGAACCTTTGATAGTATCTGTGTTAAATGCTTTAAGAAGCGCTGCTGCCTTAAATACAAGATTAACTGTTAAAACAGCCTTATCTGTGAGCTGACTTCTTGATGTAACCTCTGTATCACCAATAGGTGCATACATTACATTAGTACCGCCATTAAGGACTTCTCTTGTAATAGTGTCCATAGTTCTTCCGGCCTGTGAACCAAGAAGCTTTGTTGCCTGTACAACATTGTTATCAATGGCTGTAAGGTCAAGCATATCAGACATCTGAATATAATCACCATACTGCGCCACTGTAGCTGTTACAGCTGTTACATTAAGACTATTCCCTTTAGGTGTTACACCTTCTGTAAGCGGTTCTATTGCTTTTGGCAGAGAATCATACTTACGGAACTCAATAGTCTTTCCGCCATTCTTAGGAATGTCGTACTCGTCACCAAACTGATTATGAATCAGGTTAGGTTCTGCATTGTTGAGAAGTGTCTTCTCGTAATATGTCTTATTCTCAGCCGAAAGTCCCGGTGACAGTGTTGTGTTTGTATTTACATCAGCAAACTTCTGTGCATCATACATTCTTGATAATTTCTTTATCTTGTTCATTCTTTTTCCCTCCTACGCAAGGGTTAACCGAATGATATCTTTTCTCCCCTTGCAATTCTTTTCTCTATTTCTTCCATATCTGCTTTTGTCAGACTGTTTACATCTTTTTTGAATGTAGCCACCGCCTGTGAGCTTGTACCATTTTCACTTGCGCGGTTTCCATTCGCTCTGATATTGTTTGTTACCTGTTCTTTAGTTTTCTGAACAGCTACTGCCATTGCTCCCTGGATAATTTCATCCTTATGGATAACCTCATAAGCAGTTTTAACATCGATTCCAACCTTCAACAGGTCTGCAAAATCTTTGTTCTGCGCCTCTGTCATGAAATCAAAATTTGGATATACAGACTTAATCTCTTCTGCTTGCTCCATCCATTCGTTATAGATACGTTCAGACTCATTCTGCTGCCTGTCACGTTCTATCATCTGTCGTAATGTTTCGTTCTCACGCTCAATGATGCGCATCTGCTTAAGCTGTTCTACCGACATTCCTTTTTCGATAGCTTCCTGCTCATAATAACTGTTATCATCCTCAATAGCTCTTACAAGTCCCTCAAGATCTTCCGCATCAACTCCGTACTTCTGTGACATTAATCTAAGCACCGGATTGATTTTATCCATCTGCTCTTGCATTGATTTAATACTTGCAGTTTTCTGATTAATAATTTTATGTACTCTTGCATCAAAATCTTTCTTGTACTCGCCTTTTATAAGCTCTTCAAATGACTTTTTTCCGACATCTGACTGATTATTTCCATCTGTCTGTGTTGCAGCGTCGTCCTGCGCGTCGGTTCGACCGGTCTGTGCGGCGTCCACAATTCCTTCGCCCGTAGCTCCTGCAGTAGTTCCGGCAGCTGCTCCGTCTCCACCATCTGCAAAAAGCTGTAGATTTATTCTTTTTTTCATCATCCATCGTCCTTTCCGAAGTGTCAGAGGGCCTGTCCCCTCGTTAATTCGAATTATATTTTGTTTGAAATTTTATTTCTCCCTCTTTTTGAATTTTTTTTAATTTTATATTTTCAGGGTATCTTTCCTCAATTCCCTGAAAGCCGATTACTGCTGCCTCAATAACATTTAACACATCATTTCCTATCGGAAGAATCCTTATTATCGTATATCCCGGTCCTGTATCATACTTCTTTATAACTGCTTTTTCCGGATTATTTTCACACCAACCTGTAACTATGTATTCAAGAGTTGAAAGGGCAGCACATACAATGTCACTGCCCTTTTCCGCATACTTGGCATGCCCTATCATTTCAACAACAATTTCATTTTTAGATATTGCTATTTCAATATTTGTCATACTCATTCACCTCCGACTGATGCCGCATTTCTTGCACGATCTGCAGTTCTCTCTGCCTGATTCATTCTTTTTTCCGATATTTTTACATTTGGATTAAACATACTTAAGTCTCCTGACTGTGCCTGAACCTGACTTAATACGTCACTTGGCTGTCCAATATCTGCTCCCAGCTTGTCTATGACTGCTGCCATCTGCTCCATCTGCTGCTGCATCTGTATCATCTTTTCATACATGGTCCTGTTAGTTTGAATCTTCGACTTCACTTTCTCTTTTCCGTCAAAGTCCATAATTTCCAAGAGTGCCAATGCCTGATCTGAATTATCAGGATTAAAAAGTCCCATGCCATACAACTGTATTGCCAGTTCGTTCTGCGCCATTCTTGAATATGTTGCCTTTTTTGATGCGCTTACTTTGATATCGAATATAGGAAGTCTGTCTCCCATTTCCTCTCCAAAAGCATTGCCCTGAGCCTTTGGTAGCATTTCCGTATTATCGAATACGGCATATTCATACTGGTTGTCCTCGCCTGTTATTCTGAATGAACGCGGAAGGTCATAGAACTGTCTTATAAGTTCCAGGCACAAATAACACTCTTTAACAAATGCACGATATGCGGAACTTATCATATCTCTTGACAGCTTGCTTCCTGCTTCCATGAGCGCACTTATTGCACTTGCAGCTGTAACGCCGTTTGATGTTGAGCCCTGCGAAAAATCTCTGTTTCCAGATGTTTCCTTTAACTCTTCAATCTTATTCAAACGAACATTACTGCAACTAGCATCAAGCGATTTGGTATTAGCCTCTCTTATGGTGTCTTCCCTAAGGTTCGGCACATGAATTATCTTCTTTTTAGGATCCTTTAAATCATCATCATTTATTCCTGCAGCATCAGAGACAAGCCACGTTGTACTACCATTTTCAAATGCATTTTCAAGTATAATCTGGTCAAGCTTATCTATGTAAGTCTGAGGACTCTTCATTACATCAATATATCCAAATCCACACGGTGTCCCTTCTTCCACGAACAATGTATCGAACACAAACGGATATAGTCCATGGTCATAATATCCTCTCTCAAAATATTCATCTGTGTTCTCACTCGCGTAAAGCACACTCTCGTTAACAAACTTAACATAGTGCAATATCGTTTTACCGTTCACTATCTTCTTGTAATACCAATCTACTACCACACTCTTATTTTCTGTGCTTACTGTATCGTCATACACATATTTAGCCACTTCAAACGTTTCACCGCTTGAAAACTCTATGTCCGGGTACTGCTGCTTAAGTAAATCTGTATCAATAAGCGACACATGGAATAAATTTCTCGAATCCTGTATATCTGTAATTCCCGGTTCCCAAAACAGATTTAAAATATCGCACTTTTTAATATCGATATCTCCAAGTCCATTATTCTTTGATGAGTTCCAGAAGATTCCCTTAATTCCGGTACCCTGTTTAAGCTTGTACCACCATACATCTGAATAAACGTCTTCATAATTATTCTGCTCAAGTATGACCGGAAGAATTGTTGAAAGTCTCTTTGCAGTCTCTTCATCATCCAATACACGTGCAAGAACATTAGGTTCAGGATAATTATCCATCGCATCTGCGTGTTTATTTGCAATAGAATTAAACAGCCATGCCGAAGCAGGTTCTGTATCATTCTTTTCTTTTCGTATGTATTCCCAGTGCCTTAACTTCCACCACTGTTCATTTTCTACGACCTTGTTTTCAAGATTTAACTTGCCTTCCTTATATCCCTGCAATACTTTTACAGCATTTCTTACTTCTTCCTGTCCAATACGTTTTGCATTTTTTTCTTTTATTTCTTTTCCGTACTCTTTCGCTTTCATAGTGCCCTCCTACACTCTGTATACTTTAATTGCTTTTTCACTTAACTCTAAAGGATCATCATAGTTTCGTACTGCTGCCACATTCTTTCTAGGTGTTATAGGATTTTCCATCATGACATAACGACACTCATCATATATATGATCTTCCATTGATGTGTCTACATCCTCAACATTTGTTGAAGAATATACAAGTGACGGAACTGTCCTTATAAAATGATGGCATGTATTAAATACCTGGAACATGCAGTCTCCGTCCTCATCAAATGCAAACCTGTAATGATACTGCATTTTTCCAGCAATACGTGTGTTATCACCCGGATTCCAGTAGATGTAATTTGGCGGTTTTGCCATCATTGCGGCCACACTTTCACCTCTTGACTCATCAAATATTGACGGATCGGCTATACCATATATCTTTTTACCCTTAAGAAGCGGATGCTCTTTTTCCATCTGATGAGTATTTCTTGCTATCTCAAAAGGATCTATTTTTAATCCTACATTCGGAGTTCCGTTACAGCCGTAATATTCAACTATTCGGTACATCTTACCTCTCTCATCAACGGCATACCATCCAACCGAAAACGGCTTAGCATAACCAAAGTCAAACCCTCTAAATATCTTCCAGTGAGCCGGTATTGGAAACGGTTTAATAACATGTGTCCATCTCTGGTCCTCATAATGTGCCGGATTATCGACAAACTCCTTAAATACCTGCCCTTCAAATGAGTTCCAGTCGCCATAAAGCATTGCGTTTCTGTCCGCTTCAGGTAGCGCCGCAAGAGAACCGAGGTAATTCGGATCATTATCAAGAAGCTTTTGATTGTCAAATATCGTTGCCGGTATAAATATTCTTGTCCGGCTTATTTTTATACTGCTGCCATCAGGTTTTTTAATCGTATGATTTGATATAATACGCGTTCTTGGCGGTGCTACATCTATAAATCTGTCTTTAACCCACGCATGACCTATTCCACCCGGATTTGTGGTTGCTCTCATATACACACGTGTTCCCGGTCCCATAGGTCTGTTACGTCCCATCAGACGCATATACTGGTCTCTTGTAAATGTTGTAAGCTCATCAAATCCTATAAAATCATATGCTTTACCTAAGTAATTTCTCCAGTCATTGTCATACTGCATATATCCAAAAAATATCTTTGCTCCGGATGGGAACTGCCATCTTTTTTCAGATGTATTGTATTTTGACTTAGGAAATGCCGGTTTATACAGTTCATGACTTCGTGATATAAGACCTTCCAGCGCAGGATATGTACGTCTGAATATAATTGCTCTGTAATTTGGTATATGCACCTGTCTTAAGGCTTCACACAACAGCGCATCGCTCTTACCTCCACCTGCAGCGCCACCATACAGACATTCATACTCAGTTCTGCGCATAAACTCAGCTTGTCTCTCCTGAGGTGTCCATATGACATTATTCACTTTCTTCGATTTCAATTTCTTTATATTCGCCATCTAATACTTCTTCATCCCCTGAACGTTCAATCTGTATAATTCCTGTATTATCTTTATCTGTCTGCGCTGCTACCTCTACTCTCTGTTTCCATTCTTCAGGTTTTCTGTTAATAAGCCAGAATTTAATCGCATTTGTATCTGCAGGAATATACTCTTCCTGTTCCGTATATTCAATAACCTCTTTTTCCTCAATCTTTCTTCCGGTTTTCGGATCATATTTTATTTTTTTTACCTTCATCGGTTTTCTCAGTTTAACAACTTTTCCCTGACACTTTTCGAACAGCGAGTTCTCTACTTTCCTATCTACTACTTCTTTCTGTCCCTTAATGGCATTTTCTATTTCAGGGAACATCTTCTTCCATTTGTCTAATGTTGTACGGCTTATACCCATGGCTTTTGCTATTTCGCTATTAACAAGTCCATCTCGCGCATATCCCTGAATCTTTATTAATCCTTCTTCTGTGAGCCATTCAGTGTATTTTGCCACTCTACCACCTCTCACGCGCATACACACATATGTACGCGTGTATAAACGCACACTTTGTTCACTTCGTATTTTGACTTTAATTTTATGTACTTTTTTTCTTAAAATCTCCCACTCATAACTTATAATTTCAAAAAAGGCGAGAAAACCTTTGTTTCTCACCTTTTCATTCATACTTTTTATCGTTGGCCCTTGCTATCTGACATTCATTTGGATAGTTATAACAGTTCTTTATCTCAAATCTCATCTTTTCTTTTTCATTTTTGAATTTATGTACAATTTCAAAACACCCACATCCTTCACACGTAATCTGCTTCCTGCTCTCGTGATGATAATATGGACACTTTGCGTTTGCATTTCCTAAATACGACATACCTTCTCCTTCCCCGGGACAGTATTGTACTGCCCCGAACAAAACTGGTCTACTGTTACTGTGGTATATAATTGTGCAGATATCATTGTATTTATCTCTCTGATGCTCTCATCTTCCTTATTGGTATGTAGCATTTGCAATTCTTTTTCAGGCATTTATGTTGTTTTCTCTGTTTCCTGGTAATATATCCCTTGTGCTTTTTATAACAACAAAAGCCTACTATGTTCTCATCCTTTCCCCATGCTCCACTTATTAATCTTTTCAACTGCTGCCTCACCCTTTACTTCTGCGTTAATCTCGAATTAAATCGTTTGCATCATGAGCCATATCACCTTTAAGTGACAATATGGTTTTATCAACACAATACTTTATCGGTGTCTTTGGAACTTTTAATACCATTACATTATTACCCCAGGCCATGCTTGAACCTAATGATACAGGAAAGCCTGGATCATACTCGCCGTTTTCTTCATCTATCTGTCCGTTATCCAACATATTCATATATGATGCAGAAATCATAAATTTTTCATGATTTGCTGCCATATTCTGCATTACTACACTAACATCATTGCCATGACATACCATCATACATGTTGCTTCGCATCTCTCGTCTTCATTTCCCTGAAATTCCATAAAAAGGTTGTCGTATATATTTAGACATGCCTGTGGTTCACAGTCTTCTCCGTAAAGATACCCTTCTCCCTCTGTCGGCAGCTCTCCAACAAGTTCAATCAGTATTGCCTTTAGCTTATTGGTCATAAACTCTTTTATCACCTGAATGGTACACCACCCAAAATTTATTATGTAGCAGTTATCAACATTTGAAATTTTTAAATCCTGCTTCTTCCATGCTTTGTTCACCATAGTCTTGAATACCGAATTTTTTATAAACATTTTTATCTACTCCTCTGCTTTTTATTTTGTGTTCCGCATAATGTATGTAACTCATTCCTGTATACGGATTAACTCCCATCAATATTGAGTCTTTATCTATGAAATATCCTTCTGTCGCTACCGGCCCGTTTTCAACAATCCTTCTCACACTTCTTCTTGTGAATATCTTTATCTCCGGCTCAGGTCGGACTAGATTTCTTGATGAATTAACGGTAACCAGCTTCTTTCTTTCTGCTATGTCAAATAATTTAAGCTGTCTATATTCCTCTCCTTCCTCTTCTGGTACTTTTGTAATGTAGTTTGCAAGTTTTCTATAACCGCCACTCTCGTATATGCTTTGAAAATTAACTCGACCATTTTTCCACTCTTTTTGAATGATCATGTCACTGTCTTTTCCAGGTATTCTGTTAATAATCACATGTATGTGTATTCCACCCTGCTCTCCCACCTCTATTCGATATATGTGTTTAAGTTCCATTCCATATTTCTTGTATTTAGTTCTAAGGCGCCTGAGAAAATTATTAAAATCTTTTTTGACAGTGGCCATATCTTTCCTTGTTCCTGCAGGATATTTTAATGTTGCAAAATAATCACCTTCTGTAAAATTAGCTGCAATCAGTCTTCTTGTTCGATTTTCTTTGTTCTTCTGATTCTGCTTCTTTATCTGCTCCGGTGATGCTTTTTTTCTCTTTCCTCTCTTTTCACCTTTTAATCCATATCTTCCGGCAAATCCTATTTCATATTCATTAGTGGTCGGTAATCTGTATGTTTTTATCACATGCATGGTAATCGTCCTAACTTTAATATACTGAGATTGTTTTCAAAAAGCCTTTCGGCTTCATATTTTTAAAGTACCTTTTTTAATTTTAAATTTCTCCCTATATGCGAACTATTTTTTAACTACATAAGCTCCCTGATTCTTAAACGCAGCACTCGGATTACTTCGTATGCATCCTCAAGCTCTTTCTCATACTTACTTATTTTTTTCTCATACTCTTCTTTTAGATTTCTTATCTCTTCTTGCACTTTGCTCTTTGAAATTGAAGATCTCTTGGACTTCTTGTAGTTTTTTGTCAATTCTTCAAACGTCCTGCGCTTATAATCACTACTATGTACATAATTCATCACATTCTCATACATGCTCTTTATTTTTTCTATGTTTCTCTTTGACACATCTAGTTTTTCTATTATGTCGTCCTCATATCCTTCTTTAAGAAGTCTTAATACAACATAATGGCCTGTCATTGTACCTTCTCTTGATTCCAACACTCCACGATCCACCAATACATTACATATTTCAAACGGATGCGTTGCGTTCAGTTCGGCAAGTATTTTTATCTGACTTGCTCTGCATTTTGCGTGTGTATATTCATGCTCTATCTCATGTTTTGACATCTCTAACACCTTGATTCCTCCCTTCTTCTTTTCTCCATATCTTTATACTGGGGTTCAAACATATCCCCTGCAATATGAATACATTCACTGCATGGATGTTGGTCTATCCACTTATCCTTATGCTTGCAGTTATCACAAGTCTTTTCTGTTTCGGGCATCTATTCCACCTCTTTTCACTATCTTAACTGCCCTTTCCAATCCTTTATAAAATAAATCGTCATATTCGGCATCTAAGAACAAATCTGTTTCACTTGCATAGCTTTCAAAATCAGAATATGAATAATCTTTTTCTTCCTGTAACTCTGTCAGAACCTTGTCAACATCAAATGCTGTCGGCTGCTCCTTGATAATTTTGTAAGCACTCCACCAAGAAGGGATCATGCATGCATCCTCGCATTCTCCTTCCTGCAGCAGTTCCGGGTTACTTATTTACATCAATGCCGGTACACTGTTTGAAAATTTCAGCATCAAAATTTGGTATTGACATGATTATTTTTTTGCAATAATCCGATAAACTGTTCCACCATATCTGAGCACATTCAGATTCATCAAGCACCTTCAAATATCCACCAGTTGTTTCATGTGTTGGATATAATTCCTTTTCTTCATCAGTCATATTTTCTGAATAAACCCATTCAACAACATTCTTTGGAATTTGATACAATAAACGTCTTGCATCACTTCTTAACCAGTCATTATAAGTCCAATCAGATGGTTTGTTGAACATAAGAATCTTCTGTTGTTCTGTATTAAAACAACCAGTATTATGAGAAGATTTGTTCCAGTCCCCAGTGTTACAGTTCCCAGTGTTCCAGTCCCCAGTGTTCCAGTCCCCAGTGTTACAGTTCCCAGTGTTCCAGTCCCCAGTGTTCCAGTTCCCAGTGTTACAGTTCCCAGTGTTCCAGTCCCCAGTGTTCCAGTCCCCAGTGTTACAGTTCCCAGTGTTCCAGTCCCCAGTGTTCCAGTCCCCAGTGTTACAGTTCCCAGTGTTCCAGTCCCCAGTGTTCCTGTTCCCAGTGTTCCTGTTCCCAGTGTTACAGTCCCCAGTGTTCCTGTTCCCAGTGTTACAGTCCCCAGTGTTCCTGTTCCCAGTGTTCCTGTTCCCAGTGTTACAGTCCCCAGTGTTACAGTTCCCAGTGTTCCAGTCCCCAGTGTTCCAGTCCCCAGTGTTACAGTTCCCAGTGTTACAGTCCCCAG